TTTTTCTGCAACACCGGGTTGTAAAATTTGATCTAACGTAGACTGTAAAAACTTTTTATTTTTATCTGTTCTAAAATACTTAGGTAAGTGTCTAGCACTTTCTCTCTTACCAGAATCTCCATCTCCGGTTGGTACTGGATATTCACTTTGACCGTTATTATATGCCATTAGTAAGTTGTTCCTCTATTAGTGTTGTTAAGCACATTGTTTGATGTTGATATCTTTGTTGATGTATCGTCAAATGTTGAACTTTGTATTCCCGTGTTAGGTGTTGTAACTTGGGTAACCACAGCGTCTTGTGCTTTTAGTTTAGAAGCTGTGACTGCATCGATAATTTCTACGTTATCAACAGTTGCGCCACTTATAAATATTTCGTCTGCTTCAGATTTTATTTCATACAGACTACCAAAACTTTGCCCTTGTTGATTAGGAACTATAATAAATGTTGATAAATCTGGTGATAATTCGTACATAACATAATTTGCAAGTTCTGAGAAATAAAATCTTTCACCAAAGTCCCAATTTTCTAGAGCAAAGAATTGATTAATTGCTGTAATGATTCTTGTCTTAATATCATTGTCATTTAAAACTTTGTCTTTGTTCTTTACAACTTTAAATGTAGCCTGCAAATCTTCTTCTGCCTCTTGTCCGAAAAGTATTTTGTACTTAACTGGGTGATATATAATTTCATCCGTAAGTGATTTAATCTGATTAATGTTACTTGAATACAATGTAAACAATTGATCTGAACTCGGAGGCAGAGGTTTTTTAGTTGATTTTTCTTGTAACCATAATCGGTAATTATTGTCATATGCTCTGTCAAGTATGTACATATCAATAATATTGCTAACGCTCGGATCTATTCTTTCCTCAGCACTTGCTGCATGATAATATCTAAATTTAAGATTGCTTCTACCTTGCCTTGCTTTGTAATCTGCACTAATTTCTAACTTTAACGTGGTTTGATTTAGTACTTCAAAGATATCTGTATCGATATAATAGAAAATTTGTCCATCATCATATTCGCTAAACGGTCTTATTTCTGCTTTGGTGTTTAAAATTATAACTTTTGAATCACTGTTATCAAGGAAGTTAAAATCTTCTACACCGTCATCAGTTTTTATTTTTTCAAAAATTATGTATTTTAATTGTAAATTAACTTCAGGTTTTACAATTTCGTCAAACAAATCAGCATCATCTACAATACCGTCTTCGTCTGCATCAAAGAAACTTACCTCTAGTTTTTTACTATCTACATAGCCTTCAGCATCTCTATAAGAATCAACAATTTCCCAATCAAAGTCTCTAGTAAATGCATCAGTAGTGTCAGGTTTATTATTGATAGCTAAGACGCTTATAGAATCTTTAATAATTTTACCTGTTTTACTATCATAAATTTTTTCTTTAGGATCGTAATAAAACTTAATCTCTTTGTCGCTTTCGAAAACATACCTCATACCTCTATAGGTAATTGTGTAAGTGTCGCCGTCGTTCTCAAATAACAATAACCAACTAGCATCAAGTTGTTGATTAGTTGTATCACCAGTTTTACCTGTCGAAAAGTCAGTTCCTATTGACAGGTTATTTTCTGTTACTAGTCTCCATTCGCTACTATTTTGATCAAATCTTAAACCAAAGGTTTTATATGTAAAAATTTGATCGATTAGCTGTTGCTTAACACTGGCTATTAGATTATTAGCTAATGCAGGTTTAATTTCTTGTAAAATCGCACCGTTGGGTATGTCGTCGTTGATATATACTGCGCCTGTTCCATCTTCTCTGTCTTCTACACCAGTACCATTTACTGATAAAACTTTAACCCACTTATACAACGAGTCACCAACTTCAGTAGCATCACCGTCTATTAATTCCATTTTATAATTGAAATGCTTTCCAGCAGGTGCAATAAATTTAATCAACACTCCTGATTTTATAAGTGACATAATAGACGAAGTAAATGTTCCTAAAGTTAATGGAACTCCATCTATACTATTGAAATAACCTGTATTTAAATTAGTTTCACTTGATAATGACTTCCAAGTAATTCCAAGATCTTCTGTAAAAATTCTTGGGAACTGATCAAAGTAAAAGTTTCTAATTTTCTTGTTGACAAGAATAGGCAATACTATATTTTCAATTGCGCCTTCGACGTCAGTTTTAGTTTCAAAACTAATATTTGCTATTTTATTTTCGTATTCTTTGTATATAACTCCGTCAGCACCGTATAGTGTTGTCTGACTATACTTACCAGTAGCATCAATTAAATCAAAGTATCGGCTGATGCCACTACTAACTCTGTTAACTGCTTTTACTTTTACAATACTTTGACTTACACCTAACGGTCCAACTTGATAGTCTTCACCTGTTACAAGTCTATTTTGTGTATAATATGTTGACGGAGCATTAAATCTAACAGTGTCTGTTGATTCAGACGGTTCTCCGTTGTCAACTGTATACTGTAAATTATAAATTACCGAAAGTGTTTCGGTTTTTCCTACTTTAGAAGTATACGGAATCGAAACTAAAATGTTTGTAAAATCTTTAGGAACAATTTTAATTTTGTCATTTATACTTGTTCTGTAATAAACTCTAAAAGACCCTTGAGGTAAATTTCCAAAAACACCGTCACTAAACATTAAGTTTACTCTGTCGTCAACTCGTGTAAGAACAGAGTATATATTTCTCTCATCTTTGCTTAAACTATTATAGATAACGTTATTTCCTATAATAGCATCAACTTTATTCCAAAGCTCAGTTTCAAATCCTTCAGAATCTAATTTGTATAACCATACATCTGAATTGTTTATGTCAGGACTTTCGATTGATATTGATTGATTGCTACTAGGATTAGAAATTGTAAATACACCTTGATCTAAATTACCTTGTCTAAAGTGAGAGAAAAATCCACTATTTGGACTTGAAATGCCTTTGCCGTCATCTCTATATAACAATGCCATTTTGTTTCCAGGAAATGGTGCTTCTTCAGCTATGTTAGAATTTACAATATCCGATGATACAATTTCAAATCCTAAACTTCTTCCATCTATTAGTTTAGTATACTTGAATACTGGTATATCGTCATTGACAGAATTTAATCTATACTGTTCAGTTGACACTCCGGCTACTATATCCTTTTTAACAGGCTTACCAAAAGTATTATTTGAAGGTAATGCAGAATTCATTGCTTTAATAAATTGCTCGAACCAATCAGGATTAGATGCATCATTCCATATGATAGTTTGTCCTTGTAAATTTCTTCCATTGCTATCATATATTTCTTCTGATGTTTTAATACTGGCAACTTTTAAAAGTCCGTTAGCTGCTTGATTTCTCTTAGGATTGTAAGAAAGTAATCTTGCAAGACGTAATACACTTTCACGTCTATCGGCTAATTCTAAATAATTTTCTCTAGCATTTAAATCAATACGGAAAGCTAAGTTTTGTCCAAGGAATGCAATAAGATCTACAAGTGCGAGATATTCACTTGATTCGATATAGTCGTTGAAATCTTCCGGGTAGTTGTCTCTCAAATACTGAATCATTGTACGACGAAGATTATCAAAGTCGTAGCTTTTAAAATTTGCATTACGGAAAGACTGGTATACTCTCTTCCAATCTTCGGATAATAGTAATCGGTTTTGTCTATCAGTTGAGGACATTGCTATTCCTTATGTTATTGTAATATTTAGCAGTTTTGAAAAACTGCGTATATAATTATTCAGTTAAAAATCCTGCACTTTCGTCGAACTGAAATTGTAAAGTTTCAGTTATAGAATACGGCAAATAAACTAACTCACATGTAACTTGTATACCATTTTCAAATGAATCAACCATTATTTGATTTACCGATACTCTAGGATCAAAATTAACAATGTCTGATACGTCTTGAATAATTAAATTTTTAATTTGATCAGTAAGAGGTTCAAAAAGTATATCCCATATAACTGTTCCAAACTCGGGATCACTAAGTTTTTCACCTTTCCTGATGTGAAAATGATTAATAATATCCTGTTTTATTAATGCAATATCATACAAGGTGTTTGAACTTTCAATGTCATCGTTTATAGTGCTAAATCCTTTGTATGTTGGACTTTTTATGTAAACGTTATCTTTTTTAGAGCCGCCCTTTACAGTTATTTGTTTATACAATGATTTTTCTGTTGTACTCATTTATTACCCCTTCTTAAATGTATCGTCTATTGGAGGAAATTCAAATTCCGACTCTTCTTCTTCTGGACGTTCTTTTTCTGTTGATTGTGTTTCATCAGGAATAAACTTTTGTGGATCAAGATTTTCATGTTCTTCCCAAGGTTCGTGCTTTGGAATTCTTTTAACATAAAATGCAAATTCATCATCTTCAAATTCTTTTGCTTCTTCGCCGCCTTCGGCAAGTTCTGGTTGTTCTCCTGTGTACTGGAAAGAATAACTGTTTAGTTTTTGATCATCACCTGGTCCTGAATCAGGCCACGGTGAGCCTGCACCTGTACCGTTTATAGCACCTGAATTTAAAAGTGAACAATTTAGTCTTCCGTTTACTTCTAAATTACTATTAATAAAAGTGTTAGACGATCCCATAGTATGTCTATCTTTTGCGCTATGAGATATACGATTTGCTTCTAGTGCTACAGTATTATCAACCATAGTTCTCATTTCGTTTTTTATAATTGTTAATTTAGCACCTTCGACCCACAAATGTTGGTCAGACCCTACTCTAGTATACGATTCATTATCAATTCTAATATCTGATCTATTTTCAACATGCATTTTATAATTTTTTGCATGGTGCGTAGTTTTTTCTAAAGAATGCATTTTGATGTCTTTATCAGCAATAATATTAATATCTTCTTTAGCAGCCATATTAATATCTCTGCCTGCATTAAGGTTTAAGTCGTTATCTGTATTAATACTTACACTGTCTTCGGAATAAATTTCTATTTTTCCGTTGGCTGTCATTTCTATCCAACTTTTGCCACTGCCGTGTGAAATGTATATTAAGTCTTCTGAGTTATGCAATAATATTTGATGCCCTGATCTTGTTTTTAATCTTATTAACTCATTTGCTGGTATTTTTTTGTCGCCTGATGTATCTCCAGCGTCAAGATTTGCATATTCCATCTTGTCATCTTTTGCAGGCATTTTTCTAAACAAGCTAGGATCTCCGTCATCCATTACAAAACTAGAACCACCTAATCTATTAAACGGTGCTTGTATTGATGAGCCAATTGTCGGACCGTATTGATGTTTTGGTCCATCAGGATCATGCG